AGATGAATCAAATGCATTCGCTACTTGACCTAATTCTTCAATAGAAGAGTTTGTTAAATTACTAGCTTCTGGTGGCTCAATAATATCAACTTCATCTGCAGCTTTGCGGAGAATAGACGCTGCGGCTACACAAGAGTTAGCAACAATATCAATACATTGATCATCATATTCAGACAATAATAAAGCTTCATTATCTGGGCTTTCTAGCCAACTTGCTATTGCTGTAAGCATTTCTGAAATTCTCATAGTTTATCTCCATATCCTTCATATCTACTAGGATCTGTTTCAAGTAGAGAAGGATCTATTTCATTTTCTAATTTTGATTGAACTGTAGAAAGATTTTCTAATCGTTTAACCTCTAATTCACATTTATTTTTTTGAGCAATAAGCTCCTCAATCTCCCAATCTAAATCCTCAATTTCTTCTCTATTAAGTCTCGTTACTCTTTTTTTATTTTCTTTTTTGGAAATTTTTTCTAAAATACTTTTAATTTTCTTTTCAATTTCTTCAATTTCATTTTCATTTTCATGAATGTTACCTGGTAAATCTGCACGTTCAAGATCTAAAATAGTGTTCTTCATTGTAGTATTTCTATTTTGAGCGAGATCCATTTCAGCAGCTTGATGCCCAGGATATTTTCCTGTTAATTCATGATATATTCTTAAATATTCAACTTTTGAAATTTCGCCATTTTGCAATCGTTCAACTAATTTTTCTATCTTGACCTGTGGCTCTAATCCTGGAATTATGCCAGTATTTGTTGCAACTCCAACATTAGAATCTCCCATTCGATTTGATTCTTTATCATGAATATTCCTAAACAAACTAGCTATATTTTCTTTAAAAGCTATTTTCTTTTTATCACTAATATCAATGCCTCTATTAAAACGAGTAATAAAATATCGTAAAGTTGGACCTAATTCACTATTATTAACAATAGCAAAAGCGTTTTCACCATTAATACCAAATTTTTCTCCATAATTATCAAGCCAGGCTTTTTTAGCCACAACACTTATAAGCGGCTCTCTTTTAAGATTTATGTTTATATCTTTATCTACTGGCAATAATAATGCCATTTTTAAATTTCTAATAGCATTTTTTAATATGCCAAATATGGCTTTTGCATGTAACATATATTCAGAATACGCTTGTGTTTTTGGATCTTCATCTAATTTAGAACGTTTAAAAGCTGTGACTGAACGATTCATTATAAATGAATAAGGATTTTTTTTAGGAATTTCTTGTAGGTTTCTATCAGCGATACCTTTCTTATATTCTTCATATGCTTCATATGCTATATTTCCATTATGGATATCTTGAATTAATTCCGCTTGTGCAATTTCTAATAATTCTAATGGATCATTTAAATCTTTAGTTGCCCACATTTCACCAGCCGAATTCATAGAATCAATAACAAATTTTGCTGGAGGATAATCAAAATTTAAAGCTAAATTAAAAAATGCACGGGTTACCCCTACTGGTTGAATATCTTTTAAATTACGTAGAGAATCCCTAGCAAATATTTCATCTCTTCCAGATGTTTGCCTTTGTACAATATTTTTGCTTACTTCAGGATCAATTAATGGATCCCCGTCTCCAGCAATTTTATATTTAAAGGATATAATATTGGCTAATCTTAGAATTCTATTTGTCATTATTATCCCAAAATTTTAGCATTCATAAAATAAGCACCTTGATATGTTTCATCAATGTCTCTTCTATAAAGTGGTCTACAATTTCCGTCTTTATCTTGATAAACTTTATTAATTGGTAAATTTGTATGAGCACACATTGGATGTTGACTATTTTTTGCATTCTTAATAATCATTGAACATGTACTTTCGGCTTCTTTAGAAAATTCACCAGATAAACATTCTTTATAAACATTAAAGGCATAAGCATAAATCTTAGCATCGCCCATTTGATGTAATACATTTAAAGCATCTTCTGCTAAAGAATGATTTCCAGAAACCATTGCATTTCTAATATTTTGAATTAAATCAGCGGGCTTCAATCCAAATTGAGGAGAGGCTGCTGCTGCAATCTTATAATCAGATTGTTTCTCAGAATATAATTTGTTAATTCCTGATTTATCAAAAGGAATAACAGAACCATTACAAATTAATACAGATGGTTTAATTAATTTACCATTAACTAATTTAAATGGAACTACAAATGCTGTTGCCCCAGCATCTAATGAAATTCCATAGAAAATAGTACTTTTATCACTATTAGTGACAGTAACTTGTGCATTGGCAAACCCAAAATCAAGTAAGTCTCTTACCACAGATTCTCTACCAGAAGCTACCTTTTCTTTGCCAAAAGTAAGATTAGCAACTCCCAATGGAGAAGAAAATTGTTTTTCGAATGATTCGAATTCATTTGATTTGGCTAATTTAACATCACCTCTAACAACATCATCAATTTTTTGTCCAGTTATTTGATTTGCAAAAAATTGTTCTTTATTTAATCTAGAGGCTTTTAAATTAGCTAATGCTAATTCTGCGCTACTAATTTCTGTATTTTCTGATGCTGCTTTATTTAAAACGCTAACAATTGCTTCTGCATTAACATTTAATTTATTTCCAGCAAAAGAAGTAACATATTTTTTAACTGTATTATGATCAATTTCTTGTGGACCAGCATTACCCATAAAAAGTGAAGGGTTTAATGCTTTATTATCTTTTGTTTCAACTGGAACATAGAAGCTTGTAATACCTTTAGGAGTGTCATAATCAGCTTTTACAATGATAAATTTATCAGACCCATTAGCAACACTAATTGCATTTGGTTTTAAATTAATTCCATCTAACATAGATAATACTAATTTCTGTGCCTTATTAGCTAAATCTTTAGAATATAATTTAACTGGCATATTTTTATCAAAAACACTTTCTAATGCATTTGCTAAAACTGCATCTCCAGTATTATTAATTTCAACTTGAGAAGTATTAGAATCTCTTTGATACAAAGTTGGTGTTGGCAACTGATCAGTTTGACCTAGCTCTTCTTGGAATAATTCCGCAAATTTTGTATTGCGAGAATGTAATCTTTTATATAAATTTTGTAACTCAGCTTTTCTAATAAAGATATTATTATTAAAAGACAGTTGTTCTACCACTCTATGCATGGAACCTATAGTTTGGTCATGTGGATACATTTCCAGACATTTAGCTAATTTAACCTTTAATAAAGGAATAGCTATTTTTTCTTGGGAATCCACCGTTTTTGACAGAGAACCTACTAATTTTTGTAATTGATCAAAACTCATATAACACCTATATGCATTTAAGCTAATTCAGGATATTTGTTTAAAACTTCTTTTTTAGATGGCAGGCTCAATTCTGAAAGTAAAGCTTTAACCAACTTTGAATTTTCTGCTAGTTTACGTGGCAAGTACTCACCAACCTTATCTAGCTCACTTTTTGGAATTCCTAATTTCTGAGATGCTACATTAACAATAGGATCTCCTTTATAAGAAATTTGAAGGACGCCAGCAGTCTTATTAACCAAGACTTCCCAAGCCATTACTTCTTTTTTGTCTTCATCAGCATATAAAGAAACGATATAATCACCATCGTCAGCACTTTGTACTTGCCATAAATCGGCACCTTTATCTGCATCTTTAAAACGGACAACATCGAAAGCTACTGTCTCTAAAAGATGTTTTACATCATTTAAACGATAAGCTTTTTTATAAATTTTATTATCCAAACTTGAATAATTAACTGGGAACTTTGGCATCACATCTCCATTTTATGCAAATCACGCCTATATAGATAAACAAATATTGATACCTATTACGTTTTTTATTTATATATAACAAGATTAAACTAAAAAGCCAGCTAAGTAAGTCTTAGCTGGCTCTTAATAAATTAATTTATTAAGTAGATTTTCTTTACGAGATTGTTTTCTATATCCATTAAAACAATCTTTACACCATTTAGTAAGTCCATCATTTGTTTTTGCATGTTTAATTATACGTATATTCGTCAATATTTTTCGCTTCTGATTTCGGCCATTTTGGCTAAAATTTCTTTAATCTTATCATCTTTCTCTGTAATTTTATTTAATTTCTTCTTCGCTCCGCCATAAATTCGCTTGCCATTCTTATAATCAACATTTCCATTTAATGATTTAGTTATTGAACTTTGATTAACATTAAGCATTTTTGCGATTTCCATTTGAGTATAGCCATCTGCATATAATCTAATTACTTGCTTTTGTCTTGGAGTTAAAAGATTATCTACAATCCTCCAAAATTCTTTTTTTAACTCATCCTCTAAATCTATTAGGTTCTCATCATAATGATAAGGGTTCAATCTATTATAAATGCTGTCTGTGTTAGAAAATGATTCCAAAGTATCATTTGAACAAGAAACCTCTAGTAGTAAATGCTGATAATGATCTGAACGATTCTTTCTTTTTTCTCTTTCCATTTTATATCTCCCTCTTTACAATTTAACATTATGTCTTAATAAGATTTCTCTAATAGTAGTTTTACCACAATTAAATTGTGTAGATAAATCATGCCTACTTATATTACCTTCTAAATATTTAGCGCAAATTTCTAATTCTTGTGCTATAGAAAAAATATTACAACCATTGTTGTGTCCAGTATAGTTTGATTTTCTTATTTCTACATCATTTCTTAATAAGATACTTTTAATAAGTGTTCTACAACAATTATACTGTTGCTCTAATTTATATGTAGATTTTGCTTCTTCTACATATAATCTGCATATTTCTTTTTCTATCTCTTCTGTAAATCTTCTTGTTGATTTTCTTTCTTTGCCAGATTGTGCTTTTGATATTTTTATTTTCCAATCATTAGAAAATGACTTTCCAAGATTCGTGCCTAATTTACCCATACTTCCTTTAGAAAGATTTTCTTTCCATTCATCAGATAAAACCCCGCCTTTATTCCAATTATTATGAGTTTTATAATATTTTTTAAGCCCATCAGATATTTTTTGTAATATTTCTGGAGTTTTTGGAGTTGTATTCCCGCCTGGATCTACATTATATCCATATAATGGATTGCGACTATTATATTGACTTATGATTTGCTCTTCTAAAAAATCAACATCTTCTTGTGTTAAAGAAGTTGCTATTACTTCAAATTTAAAATTTTCTGAACTATATTTAATAATAGCTCTTGTTATAACTTGATTACCTCTATTATATTTTGCATTTGATTTATGTTGAGACCAACGTAAGGGCGGATTATTTGTTTGTCCTATATAAATTTTGTTATTAATCATATTTATTATTTTATATATAAAGTGCATGTTAACTTAAATACGATTATATTAGTACGGTTTCTTATTTTGATACTTATCGCAACTATTCCTTTTTTATAATTTATCTCGGACTTCAAAAGACAAAGAGTCATAACTATTTTCAGTTAAATACTCATCAATATCTTTATATGGTTTTGGCAAATAGAAATTTCTTATGTTTGCATAATCACCAAACACACTAATTATTTTTGCCCTACCCTTGTCACCAGCCTCATCACTATCTAATAATAAAAATATATTATTAGTGTATCTGCTAATGATAGAAAATTGATAGGATGTCATATTAGAATTACCTAAAGCAACAATATTTTTAAATCCTGCCTCATGAGCCTTTATAACATCAAATTGTCCTTCTACAATATAAACTGAGTCTTGTTCTAAAATTGACTGTTTTGCAGCATGTAAACCAAATAAATAATTACCCTTTTGAAAAACAGTATTTTTATATTTAGAAATACTTAACGTCTTCCTTTGGTCATCTGATAATAAGCTTCTACCAACTAGACCAACAATGTTACCATATGTATCATGATATGGCATTATCAAAGGATAATTTTCAAAATATAATGAATTAATAGATCTCGGACCCCAAGAATCTTCAATTTCTTTATGATAAAATAATTTAAGTTTTTCTAATTCTTCAAATCCTATCATTGTTGTCAAAAGTGAAATATTATTAATTCCAGGGAAATATCCAAAATTAAAATCTTTTTGACTATCTTTAGACAGTCTACCATCTAAATATTCTCTACATGCACTGGCACCTGGATAGTTATTTAGTAGGTAAGAACATAGTTCAACTATTTTATCAAACATCTTTATCAGCCGTTTTTAACTTTTCTTTTAACATTTCTTTAAAATGACTGCTTACATTATCCAATGGCTTTTTACAACTGCAACATACAACCTCACCTTTAGCATCAACAATTGGACGTTTAGTTACATTACATTTATTACATTTAACTGCAAATGGAACTTTTTCTACTTTTTTAAATTGCTTAGAACTTTTCATTTGATTTATAGTAAAGATACTTAAATTAAGTATTTCTTTATCACATTCAGAGCAATGTACTTTCATCGTTGCAGGGTCCAAATATGGCTCCTGAAATTTATGACAACCTTTGCTTGTACAATTTGTAGTAAACGCCATTATAAATCCTTATTTTTTAAATAATCAACTAGCTTATCGATATCTTTTGGATAATTAACATTGAGGATAACATTATGTGGACCCACTCTACCTACTCCTAAATTTGGTATTGATACTATATCTTTATTTTTAGAACTAGGTGGGACCTGTATCGTTTGTTGACCATCTAATGTTATAACTTCTACAGTGCAGCCGCCTAATGCATCTAATAAAGAAATATCATAATTAGTTATAATAGTATTGTCAACTACCTTAAAATCAGAACTTTGAACAACAGTAAGGTGCAAAAACATATCAGTGTATTGATCTATTAATTGATTAATAAATGGATTTTGCATTGTTCCAGCATATTCTCCCTTACCAGAAATTCTAAGTACATTTCCATTCTCAACTCCACCAGGAACAGTAACAGCAATAGAAGTCTCAGCTTCTAAAACAGATTTGCCACCACACGTATTACATTGCTTAATGTTTAAATTACCTTTACAAGTACTACAAGGTCCAATAAATGTCATTGGACCTTGTCTCATTACTGTTTTACCAGTACCACCACAAGCTAAACATCCATTAGACTCTACCTTTTGCCCCTGCCCACTACAGGCATCACATTTTATATTTCTTTTATATTGAATATCTTTTTTACAGCCAAAGACAGCTTCTTTAAATGTTATGATTACACTATTATGAATTTCTCTAACAATTCTTTGTTTTTTAAAATGTTGATTAACAAAATCTTCTATATTTATGCCTGGATTGCTCTGGAAATTTTGTAATTCATTATCTTTACCAGATTGAACTACAGAATAAGCCTCATTAATTTTTTTAAACTTATCTTCTGCATTAGGCTCTTTATTAATGTCAGGATGAAATTTCTTACTTAATTCTCGATATTTTTTCTTAGCTTCCGCTGGGGTTGCATCTGAAGATAACTCAAGTGTTGAATATGCTTCTTGTAATCTCATTTCTTCTTTTCCTTAATTTTACCAATCAAAATAAATGAATAATATAATGCTACAGCAATTGCATCGGCTCTATCATAGTTCTCAATTTTAAGATTATTTTTTTTGTTTTTCTCATATGGAAATTTAATTCCTAAATGATGAGCCACAAGCTCTGGCATTTCTTCTTTTTTAGGAAATATTTTATTTAATTTTAAACCATGTCTTATTGACATTACGCTACATAATTTTGGAGATTTCTTTTTAAAATCATATGAACATAAACCAATCATACGATTAAAAGTAGTTAGCATAATAATAGTTTTGGCGGTTGATGATCCAGGCATAAATTGAATAATATCTTCAATAGCAATAAGATCTGGATTATATTTTGTAAATATATCTAATACTTTATTTCTACTATCTATTAGTCTTTCAAATATTGTTCCAGTTTTAAGTGGTTTAAAATAACCGGAATCTTTATATTTAATAATCTTTTTATCTATATCAACATTTAATACGGCAAAACCTATACAAGAAGAACTTACATCAAATGATAAAACTATTGGCATACAATACAATATATCGAAAAAAAAAGACCTAACACTAATGTTAGGTCTTTTAATTTCATTATTAATGAAAGTTAAACTGTATTGTCTGTTGAATATGCTGGAAAATCTGGGCTATCATCTTCATCAGCACTCATACTAACTGGTGCGGGTGCAGCGGTTTTAACTGGACCACTGCCTTTTCCTGGGCTAGCTGTTTTGCCAGCATTGCTATTTCCTGGAAATTCTGCATTAAGTTTTTCTAGCTTAGAAAGAGTAAATTCAACGGTTGGTGGTGAGCACCTACGTTTTAGATCAATTAGATCGAATTCATCTTTCTTTTTCTGATCTTCGGCAGAAAGTGGTTCTTTTGAACAAACTTGAACAGTGTAGTATCCGGTAGCACCCCCTTTCGGATCTACAACAATATCAATATCATATTTAGCTGGATCACCCCATTTTGGATTTTTTGCCCATTTTCTTAATTGTTGGTATACTGCGAACCCAACATCTAAAATCTGAGTCTTGCCAGTGTCACGATTTATTGCTCCAAAAAACCAGCGTAGTTTAGCTGGAAACTTTGGCTTACCAGGCTCTTCACCTGGTATATCACAGACAGGACATGATCCATGTGTTGCAGAACACATCACTTTAGAGCCATAACCTTTGTCGCCATCAGCCTTATATTTATGCACAATATATTGATGTGGCACAGTAATTAATCTAAGTTCATTAGAACCTTCTTTTAAACGAAGGAATAAATCTTTATTATTCCCTGTTTTTTTATTATCACCATAAATATCATCTAAAAAACTAACTTCACCGAATGTATTCATTTTATTCTCCTATTTGTACTTTCGTAACTATTCTTATAATATCGTTATTAAACCTAAAGCATAAGTGCTTTTACAGTTTTTTATTAACGAAAACTTTTTATTTAGCCTTATAAATAAGGCTCCTAACGTAGCAGACTTTATGCCACGGAATCATAATATCTATTATAGATTCTTTTGGAATTGATGTCAACAGCCTAGAAAAAGAAAGAATTATTTCTTCCTCGGAAGCCTCACAAAAAAAACCTTTTGCCGAAATAAATCCATTTCCTTGTTCTGGTTTATCTAAAGTAATAAAACGTCTTGTCACTCTAGCTTTACCCGTAGAGTCATCTAAAGTAACTAGATATGATGGTTTATTACTTACCGAACTAACATTAGGTATTCCAGCAGGAGTTATTGCGATATCATTAGTCATTTTTTACCTTTTTATTCTTTTTTGGTTTATCATTAGATTCGCCATCAGCATCATCACTAGTTTTTAGTGATTTAGTTTTTAAAGCATCTTGCTCAGCCCTTTTAACATCTAATTTAGATTCTCTAGCCTCACTAATTTTTAAAACTAACTCTTTAGCTAATTCAGCATCAGCCGCAATTGCTGCACAATATTTTGGAAAACCAACCCATGTTTTATCGCCATAATCATGAGAAACAGTAGATGATTTTGTGACAACATTATAATCTAATGCTAACTGGGCAATTTCTTCATGTTTATCTATAACACCAATTCCAAAATTGATTTTAAACTCACACTTGCGTGGCCATGGACCAAACTTACTTTTCTCTATTGTAGCTCTTAATGGATGACCTATTTTATTTTCCTTTTCATCAACAATCATTGCATCTTTTCTTTGAACTGCTTCAAAATAAATATTTGCACTTAAAAAGTGTGAATATGTATTTCCTCCAGAGAAAGTGTGATCCGCTCCATATGGATCCATATTATCTCTTTTATGATTAATAATGATAAATGGAACTTTTGCCTTATTTAATTCTAATGATAATTTTCTAAATGTTGTAGTTAGAAACCTAGCTAACAAAGCCATATTCATTTTGCCAATGGCAGAAGTGTCTTCGCCTGGCGGAATGATAGCACCTAATGAATCCAATACAATTAGATTAATATTGAATTCTCCAGAATTAATTTTATCAAGTAAACCTTCTTTAGATTTGCCGACAAACAAATGTGTTTTCTTATCTTCTTTAGGAACACCTAAAAGCATTTCAAAACATTTACGACCATTAACAGCAGTATCCTTTTCAACAAGAATAACTTTACTGGTATCTACTCCTAAAATTTCTGCCCAAGCAGGATCAAAAGTTCCTTCTGCATCAATAAAAACTTGTTGTGCTTCTGGATCATCTCTTTGAGCTTCCATCATAGCAATCATGGCTAATAATGTTTTACCAGATCCTGCTGCCCCATAATATTGAATTAATCTTCCTTTTGGAAGCCCACCAGAAGATAATGCGTCATCTAAAGCTAGGGATCCAGTTGAAATAACTGGAACCTTTTCGCTTACAGTTTCATGCGCCATTTTATAATCTAATTCGCCATCTGCCTCTGCAAAACTTTTAAAAAATGCATCTAATTCTTTACTCATTTTTCTCCTAATTTAATCCCAGCCTTCAGGTATTTTTTCTTGATTCGTCGTATTATTATAACCTAGTACAGTTTTTCTTAAACCCATCGCAATCTCTTTATAGTGGTGGTGAGATTTAATTAAAATATCGTACTTTTTTTCTAAATATATTTTAGACCCTTTTGCCCTAGCTAGTTTATTTTGAACATCTGCTACTTCAGTTGAAGCTCCTGCTGCCCAAATTTTCATATCGGTTGTTGTTTTACTTCCATCTGGAGCTTTATATTCTAATGATACCTTATTTTTTATAGTATTTACTTTTCCTTCTAAGTAAGCTGTAGTTTTAACTATTTTACCTAAATATTCTGAAAGAATATCTGCACCTCTTAAAGCTTGCTGTTGTAAAAATTCAGCATGCGCCAAATCAATAGCATCAATACTTTGAAGTGCATCTAGTACTTTTTTTATTTCAGTTAAGTCAAAACTTAAAAAGTCATCTTCTAAGTCATTTCCTATATAATCTCCTAGAGTAGTCTTACTCATTGCTTACACTCCTTTAATATTAAATCGGGAACTTTTTCTCTACAAACTAATTAATATAAATTATAAATTTACTACTTATTTTCTGATAATTTTTGAAGCTTTGAGTCTAATTCAATTAGTTTATTTTTGACCTGAACAACGATATCATCAATTTGATTATGCATTAATCTCATATGTTGTTGTTCAAGCACAGCCATTAAAAATAAAAACACTTCAAAAGTAGTATGTTTTTTATTAGGTGGCTTAAGAAAAACTATAATCCCATTCTCATCAGATTCAAATAAATCATCAAATAAAGATACTCCACCATAAGCAGAGTATGATAAGCATATGCGATTATATAGTGCCCACTCATCATCTGTCAAATCAACTTTACGATTTGCTATGATTCTAATCATAATTTATGTCCTTGAAAAGGCACCTTTGCCACTTGCTGAATTTCTTCTTGCTGCCGAAGGTCCTGCTTGCAATTTTCTTAATGTTTCCATATCTTTTGGATTAACAGAAGACCCATTGCCTTTAAACTTATTTGCCATAGCTGAAGCTATGTTTTGGTGAACATCATCATCTTCCCCATCCGATTCGGGCAGCATTGCTGATGCAATATTTTCGCCAGATAACATTGATTGCATCTCAGCAATCGCTTCAGGGTCTGCATTCTCTAACATTTCTGCAGAGATCAATCCACCAGCCGCGCCACCGCCATTACCACCAGCCATAGGGGCACCAGTTCTTTTAATTTGTTTTACAAGCCCTTGTAAATGAGCGGTCTTATTTACTGATTTGCTAAAATCAGTCCTTTTAAAAAATTCATTTGTAACTTCCTGATCTTGCTGAGCAAGTACAACAGAGTTGTCATCACCGTCTATATCGCTATCATTATTTTCATCAATTTCTCTAATAGATTTTTTTGCCTTCATAAAACTTTGTTTTGGCACAAATGATATTAATTTAGGTGAGTCAGTTTTAATATAATTAAAACTAGATAGCATCCAATCATCTAATTGTTCTGGAAATGATTGTTTAAAAGCCTCTATTGTTTCACTTAGAGAAGATAATAAATTTTTAAGAGCTTCGTCCATAATGGCTGCCCCACATGCTGGACATATATTATTTTCAATTGCATGTTTCCATTTTGGATTAATTTCTGCATTACATGTCATACATAACATTATGTTCTCCTCTTATGTCTTGTTTTATTAGCTCCATCAATTATATTAGGTTTTAATGGTATCTTCTTTTTACTTGTTACTTTTGATGGTGTACTTTTCACTTTAGAAGAAGCTTTTTTATTAGTACGAGATTTTAGTGATTTTGAAAGTAATATAAAAAGACCTCTATTCATGGTAAGAAACTCTTTTTCTTGAGTCATAATTGAATTTTGATCATCATCCAATAATCCAAGAGCAACCATTTTATCAGCGGCTTCACGAGCCTCTTCTATTGATGGATTATCATAATATTGAGGTTTTGTTAAAGTAGATACATCATCATCAACAACAAAATCCGATAATTTATCGGTATCATCACCATATTTTATAAAACCATAAGTCTCAACAGGTTCAACAGGTCCAGTTGGAACGCCATAACCAATTGGTCCAGTACATCCACTAGCTCCAGCTATTGGTATAGATTCGCCATGATCCATATTTTTCGAATTATGCAATGCTAGTTTTTCAGCTAGTTTTTCAGCAACATTTTCTAAGACAGATTTATCTAAAGTATAAACGGCAGGACCATCAATTAATCCTAATTTATATTTTTTATCAATCTCTTTTATGAAAGATTTAGATGCATTATAAGTCTTATCACTGCTAAAACTTGATGATACAGAATTCACTGATCTTTTAAAATTATGATTGATATCATTATAATATTTTACTTTTGGAATAATTTTTAAAACTTCAGGACTAATATAATGATGATTAGCGGTATTTAAAAGAGTTTCTAAATTAGTTCTTAAACTATTTTGATAAGTATTTGAATCAATTCCTTGAACATCAAGCAAATGCTTCATAAATTTTTTAAGTGGTTCAACATAAAATAATGCCAAAGAAGTTCCTAGATCAACATACTTTGGAAGTAATTTCTTTTTAAATGTTTCAGTGTCTTTTAATAGTTGTAATAGTGACATTATTTCTTCTTCTTTGTGGGTTTATTAGTGATAGTGTTATTACTTTGTTCTAGCTCTTTTTGAGTTAAAACAAAATCTCCAGTAGCTCCTGCTGGAAGCACTGTAGTTGAAGCTGATATTACATCATTAATTAATGATTCAGATCCAATTCTGGTATCAGAAATGTTATTACTTAAATTAGCATTTTTAATGAAAAATGTATTCTCATTAACTGCATCAGGTGAAGATACAGTATTACAAAAACTTTCATAAGGAATTACAGTTCCTAAATTATTAGCAGTAGTTTCGTCATTTCTTTTAATCTCATCTGTTAGAGATGATAACTTATCAGCATTAACTAAAAACATACTTGCTACAGGCTTTTCTGATTTAACCATAAACCCCTTAAAATGATTATTAATTTCCTCTTTAGAAGGTTTATTTTTTGAATATTTTAAAGACTCATCAGTAGCATTTGAGTTAACTTTCAAATTAAAATTTGAAAGAACATATGCGGCAAAATCTTCAATAGAAGAATTATTTTTACTAAATTCTACTGTTTTCTTTAAAAACATAGTCATTACATTATTATTTGATTCTAAAGCATCCATTTTATTTTCCATAATTTCATTATCTTCATCATCTTCAACCAATATTGTGCCAGATTCAGTCTGATAAGCATATACTGGCATTTTTTTATTTTTAAACCATCTCCAAGCAGTTAAGTATTTGACACCCGTTTTATCACACCAGGTTGATAATTTAATTGTTTTCATTTAAAATGCCTTATCCTAGTAGTACCATCAATTATATTTTGTTTAGCAGAGTATGGGCGTAAATTTTCTAGTGCCCAACATTTTTGAAAATCTTCATCAATCACAGTTTTATAATTAAAAGTTGATTTTGGAATTATATGATCTATATTCCACCTCCAAGTAGAAGAATTATTATCATCCCAAAACTGACTTATATATTTCCTACGATTAGTCCAATTCATCCATGGTTCAAATTGTTTTTCTAAATGTTCTTTTAATTGAAAAATACTATATGGTAAATAATCTAAAACATTAGAAATGTAAAATGGATATCTTTTTTTAAGATCTTGTCGAATGGTGCTAGATATAGTATTTTTCAGTATAGTGTTTACATTATTTAATAATTTTTGATTATATTTATTTACTCTAAATTTAAAACGACAGTCATCACACGAACCAAAAGTATAAACCAAATCATTATATATGTAATAGAATTTTTCTAAATGGTGATCCAAACAACATATTTCACATTTCCATGTATTCATTTCACTCTCCAGATAAATGATATATCTGAATATTGATATATTTCTTTAATTATCTTCAATATCACTATTAAAATCAATTAAACCTTCATCATAAAGCTCATCTTCTAATTGTTGTTGCAAATCCTGTGGATTAGTTGAAAATTTTGTTAATTTATCTATTTTTTTAGTTCTTGTTAGAGCTACCTTCTTAGCTTTCAAATCTTCTGGAACTGGAGGCGGTGGCGAAAAGTTATATAACTGGTCTAAAATAATCCCAACATCATCTTCATAATTATTTGTATTGCCAGAAAAATGAAGAGCACTACCAATACCAAAAACATATTTCCTATGAATTTCTTTAATTCTATCTTGAATATATTGCCATTTATCTGGAAAAATAGTCAATGTACAACTATCACCATTTTTATCTTCAAAGACAGCCTTGATCATAGATTGTCCATAATATTTACTGCCTTCTTTTTTAACTTTAAATTCAAAATAGTCTTTAATTATCCCCTTAATAGATTTAATATTTGATTTATCTTTATACTTTTTAAATTCTGAAATAGATGTATCTTCACTATTTTTAAAGAAATTAATATATGCTTCATGTGGTTTACATATAAAAGTATCGCCTAAATAATAATTCTCTAAAGCAAATATTTCTGAAACACTCCATTCAGGTTCATTTGTCCAAGGATAAGTAAATACTTCAGTTTTAGGATCATGTCTTTTACACCATGTTTGAAGCTTCTTCCTATAATCAGAACAATATAAATACATTTGTTTTCTAGACATATTAAATGAATTTAAGCAGCCACTGGCAGCTAAAGCTTGAATTGCATTAGCTCTTAATGCTTTAGAATCACATCTTGACATAAAATCAAAAAAATCAGTAAATGGTCTTTTTGCCAATATTTCTTGAATTGCTTCTTCACCAACAAATTTTAATGAATCTAATCCAGTTATCAATTTATTATCTATAATATTATAATTTAATCCAGATTTATTTATATCTGGAGATACGATTTTAATCTTATTAGCTTTCATTTCCTTTTTAATTTTACTAATATTAGATTTTGCATCTGGAGTATTTGAATTAACTTCAGCCATTAAATTTGCAAGTAAGAATTCATTTGGAAAATGTGCTTTTAAATATGCTGTTTCATATCCAGTCATAGAATACAATACGGCGTGGGAGTTAGATGTAAGCATCCCATTTGATAAATAAAATTGATGATCTTGATGATTAACTTCTAAATCATAAGTTTGAATATCTCCAACATATTTTACGCTTTTAATATTTCCCATAAGCATCTCCAATTCTATATATTCCTGTAACTTTATTATTTAATATCATTGACAATAATAGTTAACTCTTCCTTTATTATCTTCCACAATGGAAGCATCTCCCCATTCTCCTCGACTCGAAATTTGTGGTTCATAGTGCATTTTACAATTTCTCCAGATGTTAACTCAATTTCTACTAAAGGCAAAACTCCATGATCATATTTATTCGTAACTTCTACAAAAATATCTAGTTTTGTAGTTTCATCTCGTGATCTCACATAGTCTCCAATAGAAACATCTTCCATTGTTTTTACCTTTAAAAATTTACCTTCTGAAGTATATATATTAACACATTCAAAAAGTGCTAAGGTCGCATTAAATCCGTAACCCTGAAACTTATCAACTACTTCATCCCAAATTCTCTTAGCAATTTCTTCATTAACTTCATTCTTTACTGCATCCGAAATAAATTCCGATCTCCATTGCTGCGCTTTTTTAGGATTCTTTCCCTTTTCTTTTGTCAATTTACGCAAACGGTCTGCAGAATGTAAGCCCCATCCGGCAACATCTTGTGCCAAATACATTAAACATTCTTCATACAAACCAAATCCATATGTACTATTAAAAGCCCTACCAAGCTTAGGATGTAATAATGCCATTTTTTTCTTACCATCTCTTGTTAAGATAAAATCATTTCTCATATCTCTAGCTGATGGTCTTGCCAAGGCATTAATATTTGCAAGATCATTAATATTGCCCGGTTTAATTCTTCTACATAGATCTATTGTGCCAGCACTTGTTCCTAATTGGAATACACAAAATGTATCACCATTAGCTATTAACTCATAAGCAGCCTTATCTTGATCATCATAATTCAATGGCATAGAAGGCAGTTCTTTGCCATTTTCTTTTATGATTCTATAAGTATCACTAATTATATCTAAAGTTGACAATCCTAAAGTATCCATTTTCACTAAACCATTTTCTTCAGCTCGCTCTTTATCATATTCAACTGCAAGCGAACCATCTTTATCTTTTCTAAGTGGAATAAGTCCAGTAAGTGGTCTTGCAGAAATAACAATGCCGCCTGCATGAGTAGACCATGCCCTATATTTACCACAAATATCCGCAAACTTTGCAAATTCTGGATACTTCTTAGCATATTCAGCAAACAAAGGAACTTTAACTAAAGCATCATGAATAGAGTGAATATCTGCTGGAATGCATCCAGCAACATCATTTCCAAGTTTAACTGCATCCTCCCTAGAGCCTCCAAGCTCAAATGCCCTAGCAATATCTCTAACATATACTTTTGGAGTGATTGTATTAACATTGCTTACATGTGCAACGTGATCCTCACCATATTTAAGACGCAAGTAATGTTGTACTTTGGTACGTCCAGACGGAGCAAAATCCGTATCTATATCTGGGAAGCTTGATTTTTCTTTATTATGAAATCTCGCGAAAATAAGATTATATTTAATAGGATCCGCCTCATGAATTCCTAATAAAAATGCAACTAAAGATCCGCCGACACTACCACGACCAGGACCAACAGCAATATTATTTTTTCTTGCCCAATTAATATAATCTGCTACAATTAGCATGTAGCTTGAAAAGCCGTGATATTCTAGAACATCTAGCTCTTCATCAATTCTTGCATAATATTCTGGAAGATTATCTGATGATACATTTTTGATACGAGAATCAAAATTTACAAAACATTGGTATCTAAGATACCTCTTATCTTCTTCCAATAATTGAACTGTTTCTAATTGATTATTAGACCATTGTAAAAAATCTTGATAACATGATTCATCTTTAACTGGAAAAATAGGAAGCTCTTTGCCTGAGGGATTTGAAAATTTAGGATCTACCCAATCAGGTTGCTCACACATATTTGCAATGTGCAAAGTATTATCACAAAGCTCTTGGGCAAAATCTTCACCATAATTTCTGGTAAAGAAACTTTTTATCTCTTCACCAGTTTTTAGATAAAAATCAGCAACAGGATATTTCAATCTAAAATTAGAAAATATATTTTGTTGCGAACCAATAGTAAGAAGTACATCATGAGTATCATGCTGCTCTTTTTCAATATAATGAGTATTGCAAGTTGCAAGAACTTTAACATTATATTTCTTACCTAAGTTAATTATTTGTTTATTAATGAATGATTGCTCAATTTCACTATTATAAAATGAAGAACTTCTTTTCATATTATTTGCTTGAACTTCTAGTGCTAAATTAGCACCAAATATTTCAATAAGCTTTTCTACAATTTTATTAGCTTCATCAAATTTTTTATTCATAAGTGGCGCTGCAAGAATGCCATTACCACAAGCAGTTAAACAAATAACTCCTTCAGAATATTTCTCTAATAAATTCCAATCTATAATTGAATAGATTCTTTTCCCAGAGAAGAATTTCTGATCAAATCCTAATTTATTAATTGTTAATATATTTTTATAACCTATAGCATTTTTTGCTAATAGGACAACATGTCTAAATTTTTCATCTTTATTAGATGTAGATGCATCATTGACAAAATAAAATTCACATCCAACAATTAATTTAACACCAGACTCTTTAGATGCTTTTAAAGCATCCCAAATCCCAGCAAATGTGCCATGGTCTGTAATAGCTAATGCTGATTGTCCAAGCTCTTTCGCTTTGGCAAATAATTCTTTAGGAGTTGATAGTGCGTCTAAAATAGAAAATTGAGTTTGATTGTGCAAACTTACAAAATCAGTCATGACTTCCTTATTGTATTTTAATACAAATAACGAGCTTAATATAAGCTAGCTAAAATCAACTTGTAATTTTAGGTTATTTTTATCAGGGAATACGGCAAAATATTATGTATTTAAGTATAATTATCAAAATTACTTTTGTCAAGCGACTCAATATTATTATAAATATAATTGATATCCTTAAATTTATTTTTCCAAAATTCTTTATTATTTGTTTTTCTAATTAAAATATATTTAATATCATCAAAATATATTTTTTTACGATCAAATAATGCATGGGCAATAGCAGATACTGCATCCCAATTATTTTCTAATTCAATTGATACTTCTTTAATTAATTTCTTTTTGAAAGAATATCTTTTTTTACCAGCGGGTGAAAGATTATGCTTTCTTATAAGAGCGGCGGCAGTTAAAGTATCATCTGATGATCCGTCTCTTAAAATCATCGGGAACTTATTAGATCCCGATGATTTTTTATAAAAGAGTTTTTCTGCAGTTAACCCAGCATAATTCATAGCAGCTTCATTTATATAAAGCTTATTAATTAATTCTGAGCTATAAGAATTTAATTGATCTTCATTTAAAAGATCAGTAATAGAATCAAAGTAAGTAAATCCGCCTATCCTAGGACCATCGATTATGCAAACTGATTCAATTTTCATTGAATGAAGTAATGCATAAATTGTATGTCCCGATTCATGATATGTTGTAGATATTAAGTCATGAGTTCTTGATAGCTTTTTTATTGTACTATGAGTCATATTCACCTACATCTGTGAAATTAAAGCCTCGAAATTACTAAGTTTTTCTTGACAATTGGCTACCCTACATTTAATTTGAATTCTATCTGCGCCAAATGGACCTGTTACAATTAACTCTGGACTTTCTACATATAAAATGCCAGATTTTGTAAAATGAGCCAACTCAGTAAACCCTATGCCTATAAGGGATGCCAAAAAATCCTTAGATATTCCCTTATCTAATTTATAGATGAATGTGATTCTCCCGCAACAAGCTGGAACCGCAAACTTTTCAATTTTCATGACTTATCGTCATCTACATCTTTATTATCTAAATTTTCACCCCTATTTTCCATTAACCATAAACAATATTTAATCTTTGATGTCTGACAACCTTTTGCTTCACGATAGCTTGAAGAAAGTTCTTTCACAAGATCTTTTGCCCCATTAAGCTTATGGTCAGCTTCAGCTGCTTTATCAATAGTGTAAATGTTTCCTTCAGACTCTACAATTACTTTCTTTAACTCCTTAGTATCTGCTGCGTCCATATTGTCAGTAAACCCTGTTGGTAATTTCTTTAAATATTTATCTGGAAATGCATCATTCATAATAATTCTCCTTAATCTGTAATTTTAGTATTTTTTGCTACATAATCGATAGTATTTTCATCTTTAACCCTTGCTAACAAGAGTTGCAATTCGCCAGTCTTATTCATATTATTAATGACAGTTTCTATTGTCATACTTTTAATATTTTTGCTTAAGAAGCCTTTTACAACCTCTAAAGCTTCGTGATCTGATAATTGTGCTTCTGGCTCCACATCTCTAATCCTATCAAGAATTAGAGACAATTTTACATTTTTGTCAGCGAGAGAAATAAATTTCTCTCTGTCTTCATTTGGCAATGATTCCCAATTTAACTTAGAATGTGCAGCTAAGTATCTAGCCTCTGAAGATACAAGCCACTCAGGAACCTTAAAATCATTTGATGCAGTTAAATTATTTGAGACTGCCTCTCTAATTAATTGTTGAACATTAGCCTTTACCTTAGCTATAGCTAAATCAGTAATAACATCCCTTAATTCTTGAAATGATTCTTTGCCAACTTTTTTAGCCAAAGCATCATCTAAAGCACTTGGGTGATGCTTTGATCCCATAGTAAGCTCACATTTAAAATGTATAGTTTTACCAGATAATGATGGCAATCCACCTTCTGGTGCAAGAAGGTCAAATTCTCTAAAATCACCTAATTTCATGCCCAATAAATTAGTATCAAATTCAGCAAGATCAGAGGAGCCAATTTTAATTAATTCACCCTGCTTTGTTGACAACGCATCAATTCTATCATTGCCAAGAAAACCTTCATAAGAAACAATAACACTATCTCCTTGTTGAACAAAATCAGTTTCTGTAAATGGAACAGAGTCTCCAAATTTAACTCTTAGGTCTTGTAAGGTTTTTTCAGCCTCATCTGAAGGGTTCATTGAGTTATGTGGCATAGGTATTTCTAATTTCTTATAGTCACATAATTCAAAATCTGGTTTTTTGTTCATTGAAAAGTCACAAACAAATTTACCATCAGTTAATAACAATGATTGGAAATTTGGAGACCCAAGTGGCTTAATATTTTTTTCAAATAAAGTATTATGAAAAGCCTCTTCAGCCAATGCTCGTTTAAGAGCATCATTGATTTGACTCTTATAATGATACTTAATCGCTTCCATATTAGCCTTACCTTTTCTAAAGCCTGGTACAGGAGCATTCTTAAAAATTTTTAAGACCTCATCTTTTTTTGAGGTGATTTCCTCAGCTAACACTTCATAGTGAACATTTAATTTGCAATATTCCACTTCATTAACTTGTATTTCCATTATTCTTTTCCTTTTTGAACTAGCGTTACCAGACTGGTAACATAATCATTAAAAAAACTCTGTCTACATTGATAAAATTATATTTTTATCGAATTAAAATAAATTACCAGCCTACTTCGCCAAAAGTATTATTGGACCTTGATTGAGTTTTGCCAGCTGGACATTGATCTTGAAATTCACACCAATTACATAAAAATGTAGGATTGGGTACATATTCTTTTTCTGTTAATATTTTATTTGCATAATCAATATATTTATTTTTAACTTCCATAATTTCTTTTACATTAAATTCCTTTGTAATGTGTTCAAAATTATGACGTAATAAAACATATGAAGCCCTTACTTTTGTAATAGTTGGGTCTTCTTCCAAAAGAATATAAGCATATGTTAATAATTGAAACCAATCATCTTTTAAATATTTTTTATTTTTTGTTGTTTTATAATCTGCTACATGCAGTATACCATCAGGATCTAATTGAATTCTATCTATCATACCATTTAAAACAATATTTCCATCTAGCCCAACAATTGGTAATTCAAAAGTTTTTTCACAGGCAATTACATTTAATGGTAAATTATTATTCTTATCTTTTGATACAATTTTCAAATATTCATGAATAATATCCCAACCTTCTTTTTTCATATCAGGAGTTAATTTATCTTTATATTCTTCAACAGCAGCTTTGAATGCTTTAGACATTACTATATGATATGGTTCTTTAGAACCATTAAGATAAGCAAGATGAAAATCTTCAAGAATTTTATGAGCAAATTTACCAAAAGTATGATATGAAAACTCTTTACGTGGCAATTTCATAATATAGGAAAATTCAAATTTCTTTTTACAATTCATAAAAGTCTTAGTCTTAGAAACGCTTAATCGTAAGTCTGTCATATTTTATCTTTCAATATATAATATTGTTATTGTATAACTTTATTTTAGTTTTAGATACTAAAAATTATTTAAAATAATACTCTTCTAGCGCCGGGCTGCCAAGTAAATACAAATCCAGCGCCTCTTTCTTTAGAAAGAGTTATGTTATATAACTGCCCTTGAGTTGGATTTGTTGGAGTATATGGTGTTTTACTAATAATCCATTTATTAGCAATGGAATCATAATAATAATATGTAATCGTATGATCTCTTGGATTATAATGAGATCTTAAAAATGAACCTGTAGTTGTTGGCGCGTTTAATCCTTGATTAAAATAATTATTACCATCTCTTATTTTATCAGGATTTTCTAGTGAAAAAAACTGTTTATTAATTAATGGTGGGTCATTTGGATTTTCCGCTGCCACATCATGAAAAATTACAAAAGCTCTTGGATCAAATAATGATGACCCAACATCTGATTCGGTTGGTGGTGGCGGCGCTACTTGAATTGTTACCTGGGCTGGTAAATTACCAACACCACGACCAGTTTTATGTTGGTCATCTGTTTCAGAATATAAAACATTATAATTTTCTAAATCATATGGCTTGTTAGTGAAACCAGCAGGATTACCAGAAGCATCAAAACCTGTTGATGCAGATGGTATAGCCTCATTATTTACAGTAGTTCCAGCATCTCCTGGATTAAAAAAGTGCGTATTTGGTTGAATTGGTCCATCACCAAATGGGTACAATGATGGTAAGCTACTTTCTGCTGGAGCATCAGTGGCTGATCTAGGTAGTCTGGCATTATTTAATACATTAGTTTCATAATGTTCTGCAACAACAGGCGATAAGTCAACTCCATTAGTTGCGAAAATCTTTAAAATTACAAGGCTACTATTTGTAGGCATTATTAATGTGCCAATATAAATTGAAGAATTAATAGTAGGATCAGTACCATCAAAAGTATAAAATATCATACTTGGAATATTAGTAACAATAGATACTTGTCTAGGTATACCTGAGACAATCTGTTCTGATGATTCTGTTACTGTTATTGATATAACTGCCATATTAAGCCACGTTTAAAAATCTCGTATTTTTGGTTGCTAAATTCTTTTTTAACATTATTCTATATATTTTATTTGCCGCTTTCCTAAAAAGCTTAGCAATTTGCAAGTATTTAGCATCACCCTCCCTTCTATACAAGATAATGAACTGATCATAATAATCCATAAGCTCAATATTAGGAGATGTTCCCTTAAAATCATTTTTAATAATTAAAATGATATTATTAAGAGAATATACTATTAACATATTGTAAAACTTTACATCTCCTTTAGAAATATGCTGTTGTAAAAATTGTTGTTTCAACGCATCGGCGTTCATATATAAATGTTATAATATTGAATGTCCCTGAATCCTTTTTAATTTTACTATTAATTTATCAACTTGTTTAGATAAATCTTTTAAAGAGCCATCATTATTAATAACATAATCAAAATCATCATTAGGAA